TATACACCATAATATAAAGCTATTATAAATAGGTTTATTAATGGCTTCTTGCGCTCTGGATTTGTTGCTACAAAGTTAAACAAAGACTATAAATAAAGCAAATACGGGTAATAAAAGGCTATACATATACAATATATAATTACACAAACACTTATAAAAACGCATTTACACAACAATACATAATATATTAATTATCAACATATTATACATTATACAAGTAAAGGTTAAAAACAAAGAGTTTCTTAAAAATAAAAGTACATATTATTGTGTATTACAAATAAAAGTAGTATATTTGTAGTACAGAAAAGGAGATGGAAGGTACTTGTAATATCTGGTTCTCCTGAGTATGTAAAGCGTGTTATTAAAATGCTGGAATAAAAAAGAGAGCCTTAATACTGGTAATATTAAAGCTCTCAAAGGATCAAAATACTTTCGTATCTTTCTCCCCCATCACACGGAGCAAAGGTACTTCTCTATTTCGATTCTTGCAAATATTCTCCCATTTAATTTTCTTGGTTTACTGATATTGCGATAGCATTCAGCTATTGAGTGTATAGGCTGTATTTGGTATTAGTAGGCTATTAATCACGCTATAAGGTTGAATTTTAACAATTTAAACTATAGCATTATGAAAGCAATGAATTTCTACACCGCAAACGGTTGGGCTGGTTCAAACTATGACAGCAAGTTAAGTACAAAGGAAATCGCCGCAAAGGTTAGATCTTATGCAAAGAAGAATTTCCCGGAGTTTAAATTCTCTGTTCGCTCTGAATGGAGCATGTACACTGATTCAATGTATATCGAATTAAAATCCGGTCCTTGTGTTCCTTTCGTTGAAGGATCAAGAAGCGCGGAACGTGGTTATATGTCCACAATGTCCAGCGTGAAGGCATGGAAAGACGAGTTAACACCGGAAGTATTCGGATCGCTAAATGCTGTATCAAATTACGCTAGTTCTTTTCGTTATGATGATTCGGACGGTATGCAAGACTATTTTGACACAAATTTCTATATCCATATAAAAGTAAGCGATGAATATAAGGTTATAGAGCCGAAAGCGAAGAAAAGCAGCGTTAAGCCTGAAAAGGTTGAGGAAGCCAAAGAAGTGGAAGCCGTGACGGTTGAAGGCCTGGAAATCGTGGACTATTCCGAAAAGGCTATCGCGGTGTTTGGCGATACAAAAGCGATCAAAGATCAGTTAAAGGAACTGGGCGGACGCTTTAACCCGTCTTTAAATTACAATGGTAAAAAGCGTGCCGGATGGATGTTTAGCAAAAAGCAAGCGGACAAGGTGAAAGAATTGATAGCGCCTACAGAACTGCCGGCACTCCCTGAAGAAATATATATCCCGGAACTAGCAGAAGGAACGGAACAACCCAAAACGCTAGAAAAGTCTTCAATATGGGACAATCTAAAAACGCTTGATTATACCCTGTATGATGATTATAAAGCCGGTTTGCTGACATTGGAAGATTGTGCAAAGGAGTTTTGTAAAAGCGGATGGACAAATTTTGTTGATATAGAGTATTCTAAGATAGTTTTTGATCGGATAGAAAAACAAATAGAAGTTAATCCAACTTACACAGTTGAAGCCTACGAGAAGAAAGTAAAGGGAAAACGATACATAACGGAAAACAAGCCTAAATGCAGTTATTATTACATCATAGATACCTTGGATAATTGCCCGGTAGGATTCTTCCAAACAAAAGAAGAAGCCGAAAGAGAGGCGGAAACACTTAACGGGTTTACGGATGGTAACGGACGATTAAAGACGGTCATTTAATTAGTTGAATATGGTTTTGTTGGTTTTGTTATTCGGTGCTGTGATATTCATTTCCGGCACCGATCCCCAAAAAATAAAAGACTTTATAAACAAAAGTGATGAATCAGATAAATTTTAAAGGATATGAAAGAATATAAGTTAACAGTAGAGTTCCATAATGGGGCGCGTTTTTGCTATTACGGCAAGACGAAGAAAGAAGCGTTAGCAGCGTTTAAAAAATCGTTTGGCAGCTTTAAAGGCTTCGTAAAAAAAGAGTGGACGATAGAACAAGATTAACCAATGTGGGAAGGCGGAGCGACACCGCCGCCGGGAACTAAATTTATAAACTCAAAAACAAAAGGACATGAAAGATATTGCGGAAATATTATGCTTTAAAACGTACGGTATAACTTGTTATCAAGTCAATCTTATAAATGTAAGAACCGGAATGTATTATAACAGTTCTTCACGGTATTTTGATACGCTTAAAGAAGTTCAGGAATACGTTACAAAGAATAACCTAGATCCAAGATACAAAACACCCTTCAAAAAGGGGTACTATGTACTGAAACAGTGCCACGAATGGCAATACGTTCCCGAACTAGCGCAAAGCGTATGGGTAGAAACGAGTGCCGAACAAGTGACGCCATACAGGGCAACCAAACAGGAAGCTGAGCAGGATTACGCAAAACTGGGGCTTCCTGTACACCCTACTGCATCCGTACAATGCAATGATCATATTGTACTAGGCGTATCGTGGACACGATATATAGTGCAGCATAGAACGGCTTAAAAGGAATTATTATAAACCAATAAAAAAAGAGAACAATGAGAACGTATTTTGCACAAGTAAAAACAAGGTATCAAGCTATTAAAGAATGTCCGTTTACGCCTTCAAATGTCGCCAAAGTGTGTGGCGGTTTCATGTGTTTTGAGTCTACGAATGACTACAAGATTTGGAAAAACCAAAAGTAACCTATTTCCCCGGCAGGCTTGATTTGCAGCCGGGAACCATTTACTAACTTAAACAATAAAGAATATGAATTCATTAAGAAAAATTTCATTTGATTATTTTAACGAACAAATAATAATATCCGAAAAAGTAAACAATGAAGTACAAAAACTATGGCTTGACGGCAACGAGTTTAGCCAAATAGTGAAAAAAATAATCAATACTGAATTAATGATTAAATCAGTAAAACAGTGCAAGGTATTTATTATTAACTGCATCAATATTGATATAAACAGCAAAGAAAATACAATGCAAATAATATACGGCTTTATCGATTATTTACAAAGCATATATGACAGATTAGAAAAACTATGCAAATAAATTATAGTAACAGTAAACAATCAGGGCAAAATAACAAACCGCGCCAGGCGACTTCCTGGCATTCCTTTAAACTTTGATATTATGACTACTTATATAATAGAATCCCCAAACGGAGAAACACACAAATTAGAAGTATTCCGCACCGCAACTGGGTTTAATGTTTATGTTGATGACTCAAATATATGTGAGAGCATAACAGAGGAAGATTTTTTGCAAGAACTTGAAAACCCTACTTTCTAAACATGGTAGGTATGATTATTTGGCTAATAGTAGTTTTATTAATCTGCTTTAGCGTGTTTGGCGGTCTTTGGCTGCTTCCTGTTTACTTGATTTTCTGCCTTATTGTAGGCTTTTATTTCGGTGTAAAATATCTAACTATTTAATATTATGAATGAAAAAGAATTTAACGGACTTATCTTGTCCGAATTAATTAGAATAGCAAACGAAGTTTTTACAAATGAAATAGAAATAGCTCCCGGCACTTATACAGCCGCGGAGCTTGCAAAGCTGAAAGATGCCAACGGTAATGATATAAATATAAAATATCTTTGCGTTGATAACAAACTAAATATAACTGATTTTAGAACTGTACAAATAGACAATTTTAAATGTTCCTTTCCAGTGGATCAGATTTTTTATCTTGTTTGGAAATTTGAAAAGCTGATAGGTACCAAACAAGCCAATAAAACAAGGTTTACTAAAATAGAAGAACGCGAAAATATTGTCTGCTCCTTTGATATGTGGATTACAAAAGAACATCTAAACATCACTAAATTAGTAACAAAAGATCCTCTAAGAGCTGTATTTAATTATATTTATCTTGATCCTTACAAATCGGCTTTAGTTGCTTCTGACGGGCGTACATTAAAAGAATACCCCGTAATTATTGAAACATTCGGGCTTTTGCCTGACAGCCTAAAATTATTTATCAATCCAAAACATTTAAAAGAAATGGTTGGTCGGTGTTCTGTTTGTGTTTGTAATCAGGAAGGCGGCAATATTACAGAAATAACCAACGATAAGAAACAAACCTTTGTTTGTGATTTTGCCGGATATTTCCCTAATTACCGGCTTGTGTACCCCAATCTTTCAAAAGACGGATTTATAAAGATTCAGAAAAGCGAATTAAAAGCGGTTGCCGGTTTTGTAAAAGAGATAGCCAAACGAAACAAAAAAAGCGGTTTTTCACTTCGTACTATTGCCGGAGAAAGTAAGGTTTATTTATCTTATAATGATGCAGACAATAATAGACACAAAGAACTTTGTGTAACATTAGAAAAAGCCGCTTTAATTAATATAAAGTTAGGTTTATTTGCATCAAACGTTATCCCTTTGCTTTCCGGCTGGACTGGTGGCGTATGGCTGGTGGCACCTGATCAGGCGGTGGTCTTTGATGATAAGGCAGCGCGTATCGGTGTGGTTATGCCTGCCTTTATAAATGATTCTATTTGCCCGAACTTAAAATGTAATATAAAGGCTTTGGATCG